ATTGCTTAATTCTAGGATCATTACAATTGATTTCATTCAACTTTTCTTTACTTCAGAGGTGTATTTGTTAGACCATATCTTTTTTAAAATTAGAGCTCCACGTTTTGATATATTAAATTATCTATTCTATAGAAAAAAAAAATACGCAGATAATAGGATGACTTTTAGGAATAGAGAGTGTTATTACCATCGAGGTAGTTCAGCATGTTGTTATGAGTTCTATGATCCAACAGGGGTTGTTCAAAGTATTTCGAGATGTATTCTTATGTTTCCGAATAAAGATGATATGTTAGCTAATGTTTATTCAGAGATAGTAGGACGATATTATATAGAGAAAAGTACTGTGAAAGTCCGTAAGGAGTTTCATTATGCAACTTATCTATCATTTTATCGTCAGTACTATGCTTCTAAAAGTAGTATAGCTTTACGACCCCCAACTTCCCATACTAATCCGATATTAGAGACTTCAATATTTCCATCTCAGTTTATAAGACCTCTCGTTAAAATATTATCAGATCAGTATATTATGGATGTTTCCCGTATACAGAATGTGGTGCCAGGATCTTTGGTAGATAGATGTTTACGGGTATTACGATGGGATGAAATCGTTTATGAAAATTTCTCTTATTGTATGGACTTTCAGGGAAATTATGTAGGCCCAACTTTTCCTCGTGTTGTATTCTCAACCAATAATATGACAGCATCTAAACAAGCACGTATGATGAAAGGTTTTGGTAGAGATACGGCTCGTCGAGGACCTACATTTCAGTTATTACGACGATATTTGCCTCCGGCTTTGAGGGCAATGTCTGTTGCGTTGGATACTCAGAAGTATGTAGGTAAGCTACATCTTCAATGGAACCCTAAGGAGGCCCTTAATTGGGTAAATTTGAATACAGGAGGAGGCCTTTCTATAGCAAGAACAGGAACTATAGAGAGTAGGGGTAATACTATAATGGTTCATGATACTGGTAAGAAGATCTTTCTTATTGAATCATCTTTAAAACATGTACATGAGTTTATTATGTCAGTATTGTTAGGGAAGCCGATATATTTAATAGATTTGGAGGCCATTCGAGCTAAACAGGAATGGCGTAAAGCTTCGAAATTTTCTTATGAAGATTTAGTAAAACTTATGGAGAAGATGCGTGAATTTTTTTGTCCTTCCCTTAATTTAATTATATTCTCAGATTTTTTGATGCGAGATCGTCGAAAAATAGAAACAGGTCGTATGATCCGAATAGGAATGAATTTTAATCATGGAGGTGCAGATATTTTGTATAAGTATCTTCATGGTGGAGATAAGAATTTCTTTTGGGTTGATGGAGATATTACTGAGATTGATAAGAGTATTCAGGACTGGATGCTTATGTTATATATTGCTACCGGTTCGAAGTACTATGCATGGCAAGATTATGATGAAAAAGCTCAAGAGAAGATAGAGTTTTTTGTTAAAACTCTTATGTATAAGATTAGTCATAAGATTGTGCTACATTTGGGAAATTTTTGGCAGTTTATGAGAGGAGTAATGCACTCGGGTGGAAAAGATACCTCTCATGGTGATAGTTGGATCATGTCTTTGATGTTTTATTTATATTGTATGGAAGTCATTGATCGTAATCCTCATATAGCGGACTTAGTTATGAATTGTCTCGTAATGGGAATAATTGTTATAGTCGTATATGGAGATGATCATATATGGGCGAGTTTGCAAGTTCTTCGAGCCTATATGAATGCCAAGGGATGGACAGAGTTTTTGGGTAGAGTGTGTCATATGGTTCTTCGTGATGCGAAAGAGTATGATAGTTTTTTATCGATAGTTGATCATCAGTCGGGAACCTATATCTACCGTGGTCCAGTTTTTTTAAAGAGACGTTTTATTGAATCTTTTATACCGGGTAGCGCTCCGGTAGTACCTTTTAAGGATATTCATGAGACGATGATTAACTTGTTTTTGAAGGATGATGCAGATGTTATAGATTATATGTTATCTTGTGTTGGACAGATGTATGACACAATGGGCACTAATGTAGTTGCATATAGATATGTAAAGAGATTTTTTGATCTCGTTTGTAACTATTATGTTATTACAAATCCTTTAGACATGTTAAAAAAAGCTCTAGAAGATCCAGAGCGTCAGAGAAAGATAGCAAAGTATATGCGGCGATTGCATATGACTGATATGGATATTTGGTTATCTATTCCTTCTCTAGGTAAGCTTCAAAGTTGGCATAAGTTCGATCCCGAGAAGTCAGACTTCGGGGGTGTGGATTTGCCTAACTTTTACGAATTTGCCTTTTAATCACAC